ATGAGTACGCAAATACAAATACCATCTATTAATCAGTTACCTATAGCTGCCGTATCTGATACAACGTTTACAACTTTAACAGGAACATTAACTCAAACTATTGTAAAGATTTTAACTATACCTGCTAATACGTTAACGATTGGTAATTATTGGAATGTAGGAAATAAAGATTTTGGAAGTGTAGAAGCAGCTATAAACTATGCGGGAACAGGTGCTACAAGCATGCTGGTTTATATGAACAATACTACTAATTTATCAGGTAGTCCTATTCAATTAGGTGGTGGACTAAGTGCCGGAGCTTCAACTGGTACCGCAGCTTATGCCTTTGGTATTAATTCTACATCAGGGGGTGCGGCTAATGCTATGACTCGTATTACAAGTAATACTAATGTGCAAAATACTTCAACAGCAACATTACCTGGGGGATATACGAACTCGACTATTTTTGATATTACACAACCGATATATATTATTTTTGCTGTAACTTTAAATAATGTAGGAACAACACTTTCTATGGGACCAGCAATTATTAACCCTCTAAAGAAATTATAATGGGATCAGCAGAAGCGTGGGTATTTACCACTAAAGATGTTATCTGGATAGTGATGACAATAGGTGCAGGTTTATCAGCATATTATGCTCTTAAGCAGGAACTAGGGAAGTTGAAAGGGAAGGTGGATAAACTCGCAAGTGACATGGACTCCCTAGAAACAGATCTTATGGCTAAAGAGACAAGCATCTATAATAGAATGGAAATACTTAAAGAAGATCAGAAAGCTGCTCACGAGAAGCTTGATCTAAAGATGGATAACCTTACTACGCACATGACTCAGTTGAGTACTAACATTGCTGAGTTAACAGGATATATAAAGGCTAAGAGAGAAGAAGACGGTAAACGAGCTTAACTCTTAAGTATTAGGTACCCGTCTAGCATACCGTAAGATCTGCTAGCGGGTCTTTTTTTTTGTTTAAATGTTGTAAGTTTAAACTTTTCACCTATATTTGTTTAAATCTAAATATTTAAAATTATGGAAAACCAACAAACAATTACTCCTGAAATGATTGAGGAGAGAAAAGCTGAGATGATTAAATACTTTGATTCTCAGATGGAATTACTTGAAGCTCAAAAGCGTTATGAGACTGCTATTACTGAGTTAGAAGAACTTAGAGCTAGACGCTTGTATGCTGCTATGAAGATAGCTCAAATTGAAGCAGGTCCTGATTCACATGCAGCAGAATCTAAAGAGCAGCCTATTCCTCAACAAGGCCGTAAACTAAAAGCTGAGAAATAAGTCATGGCTATAGTAAATCAAGTACAAAAAAAAGTGAGGATGGACTTATGGGAGATTGTAAAACTCCAATTCATCACTCATTGCTTTATAAAGAACATTAAAGTTTCTGATCTGGACTTGAGCTGCTTATCTATGCTTGCTATTTCTGGTGAAACAGAACTTACTGATTTTTGTAATACGGCTGCTGACAATAACATATTTGGTTGTAGTCAGTCAGTTAGAAATGCTGTTGCAAAGGCTGAGCGCAAAGGACTTATTGATTTTGTAAAGGTTGGAAAAAACCGTAAAAAAATCAAAATCTCTAAGGAAATTGTTGTGCAAACTACAGGTAATATTTTATTGGACTATAAATTTATAAGATTTGAACCCCAAGAAAGCAAAGGATCTGAGTAGCGCTACAGCTAAAGCTCTTAAAAAAAGCCCTGATCTTGTAAAGGATGTTGTAGATTTCTACTGGGTACATGTAAGAAAAACCCTAGGAGAAATTGAGCATCCCTTTATAAGGTTACCAAATCTCGGTACATTTACCCTTAGATATAACATCCTTAATAAGAAGATTGAGTCTGCTAAAAAGGAAGTAGCACAAGATCCCCCTAAAAGCTTTGTTAAATATAACATCTATAATAGCTATGTAGAAAAGCTAAAGAGATACAACAGAGCTAAAGGAATTATGGATGAGTATATAGAAAAGAAAAACCAACATAAAAATGATAAGCAAACTCAAAAAAATCTGGAAGACTAAATGGCTCATCTTAGAGGGAGTTTTTAATTACTATTTTACTCGCAAGAAGATTGAGAGAATTGCAAGCTACAGAAATGATATATGTAGTACATGCCCTCTTATTGATTTAAAGGGAGATAAGTGTGAGATGCCCGGTACCCAACCTTGTTGTAGTGATTGTGGGTGTTCCCTTAAATTTAAAACTCGCAGTATGTCCTCAGCATGTCCAAAAGGAAGATGGTTTGCTGTAATGACAGAAGAAGAAGAAGATGATCTAAATGCTAAACTAGAAAATCATGGCGATAGTATTTAAACCCGAGACCCACAGTTACACAAGCATTGATTCTAGTGATAATATTACATGGACAAGTGTAACTAGTATTATATCTAAGTTTAAAAAACCATTTGATGCTGATGGTATTGCTCTAAAATCTTCTAAGAACAAGAAGAGCAAATGGTATAACATGTCACCCGATGACATTAAAGAAGCTTGGAAAAATGAGTCTCAAAAAGCTATGAATCTTGGTACATGGTATCACAACCAAAGAGAGCGTGATCTTTTAGCATGTGAGACTATTAGCCGAGAAGATATAATTATACCTATAATTAAACCTATTGAAATTGATGGAATTAAAAAGGCACCAGATCAAAAACTTACAAATGGCATATATCCAGAACATATGGTGTATCTTAAGAGTGCAAGTATGTGCGGACAGGCAGATAGAGTAGAAGTTGTTAATGACAAGGTAAATATTTATGATTACAAAACTAATAAAGAGATTAAGACTGAGTCTTATGTTAATTGGGAAGGAATTAGTGATAGAATGCTTACTCCACTCAATCATCTGGATGATTGTAATCTTAACCATTATGCATTACAGCTAAGCCTTTATATGTATATGATTATTAAACATAATCCCAAGTTAAAACCGGGCAAGATGATCATTGAGCATATAACATTTGAAGAAGCAGGTAAAGATGCCTATGATAATAGAGTTGTTTTATATGATCAGTTTGGTGAGCCTGTTGTGAGTGGAATAGTTGAATATGAGGTGCCTTACCTCAAAAATGAGGTGATTAGTATTATAAATACAATGAGAAATGCTGGTAAAACTATTTGATATGCAAAATGGAGTGGTAGTTCCTAGTGAACACTGCTACACTATAAGTACTTTAAAGAAAATTATGGATGACTATCCAGAGGATCATTTGAAGATATATCTGTACCTTTTTTATATGAGCTGTCCTAATCCAGATCTAAATCCTTTTTTCAATCTTGCCGAAGATGACAAAGAAGAGATTATATTAGCTGAGATCAAAGCGGAATTTAGTCCTGAGGATGATGGTATTCCAGGTGCTTTACAGCTTTGTAAGAAGCTTTATGAGACACCAACTATGAGAGCTTATAATGGTATTAAACAAATGCTTGATAGGCTAGCTAACTATATGGGTACAACAAGTATTACAGATGGTAGAGATGGTAATCTTACGGCTCTTACAAATACAGCGGCTAAGTTTCAACAAATTAGAGAAGCTTATAAAGGTGCTTATAAAGACCTTCAAGAAGAACAAGCAGGTCGTGCGCGCGGGGGTGCTGGACTTGCTTATGACCAAATGACTTAATATGCTACAACAAACAGATATAGAAATTCCTACATGGGAAAATGGAGAGTGGTCAATGACCCTCTTTGCTACTCATGATGATTTTAGAGATTTTGTTTTTAGCATATTTAAAGAGCCGGGTCAATATCAGTTTGATGAAACAAGTCTTGTATTCAATGCTGAGGCAAGAAACTTTAATGCTAAAGGTTTTTATTGTCAATTTCCTCAGGGTACTAAAGACTACATACAATACTGGAATGATCAAAAAGATAAATGTCGTTTAGGAGCTATATATAAAAATAATGGCAATGCCTGGTATATACCACGTGACTATTATATGTGGTTAAACTTCTTACCTATCTTTAATAAAGAGATTCAAAAATATGGTTTTGCTGATGTCAGAGATGCTCAGTATCATATGGCGTTATATGAGATGCTGGCTGAATTAAACTTTAAACATGCCGCCATATTAAAGAAACGTCAAATTGCATCATCCTATTATCATGCTGGTAAGTTTATAAATCAGATCTGGTTTGAGGAAGGGGTTACTCTTAAAATGGGAGCTAGTCTTAAAGACTATATTAATGAGAAAGGAACTTGGAAATTCTTAAATGAATACGAGGCTTTTTTAAATCAACACACTGCCTGGTACCGCCCTATGAATCCTAATAAGGTTATGATGTGGCAGCAGAAGATTGAGATAACCACAGGTATTCAGAAACGTAAAACAGAAATAGGTCTTAAAGGTGTACTCCAGGGTATGTCTTTTGAGAAAGATCCTACTAATGGTGTAGGGGGACCGTGCAGGTATTTTTTCCATGAGGAAGCAGGTATTGCTCCTAAAATGGATACAACATTTGAGTACATCCGCCCTGCTATGAAATCAGGATTCATGACTACAGGAATGTTTATTGCTGCAGGTTCTGTAGGAGATTTGTCTCAGTGTGAGCCTTTACGTAAAATGATTATCAGGCCTGATGCTAATGATATATACGCAGTAGAATCAAGATTAATTGATGAGACCGGTGTGCATGGTAGAACAGGTTTGTTTATTCCTGAACAATGGTCAATGCCCCCATTTATAGATTCTTTTGGTAACTCTAAAGTAGAAGAAGCTCTTGTTGCATTGGATGAACAATTTGCGGCATGGAAAAGAGAATTAGATCCGGCAGAATATCAGCTTCGTATATCACAGCATCCTAGAAATATTAAAGAGGCCTTTGATTTTAGAACAGCATCTGCATTTCCTCAGCATTTGGTTGTTGCTCAAATGAGAAGAATTGAAGAAAAGATTTATCCTTATGAGCACCTTGAGATATATAAAGATGAGAATGGTAAGATAACTGCAAAGGAGACTAACAAATTACCTATCAAGGATTTTCCTATTACAAAAGACACAGAGGATAAAACAGGATGTGTTGTTGTATATGAAAGACCCTGCAAGGATCCTGAATTTGGGATGTATTATGCATCTGTCGATCCCGTGGGAGAAGGTAAAACTACTACATCAGAGTCCTTGTGCGCCATCTATGTGTATAAAACATCTGTAGAAGTAACAAGGAGAGACGGTGATGAAGTAGAAACTGCTATTGAGCAGGATAAACTAGTAGCTGCATGGTGTGGCCGCTTTGATGATATCAATAAAACACATGAGAGATTAGAACTTATTATTGAGTGGTACAATGCCTGGACTATTGTTGAGAATAATATTCCGCAGTTTATCACACAT